CTCGTTTAGCATTGCTAAATAATTTAAGTTATTCATTGGGTAAGTCTTTGATTTGATTGATTTTATCCCCTATCTCCCCTGCGAGAGCTGCATAACCACAGAGGTCGATGGCGTTGTCTGTGTGTGATGGGTTGCCCTTAAAGCGTGCGACCTTAAGGAGCGCCATCATCATGGCTACATCTTGTGGAGTGATTGGGAGTTCTGTGTAGGCTGACCATAGTCTAGCTATGTTCTTGAAGTTATCTTCCGCGTTGCCGTGTGTAGCTTGACGATCCTTGGTTATGTATTCGTTTGCTGTCTTTAATATTTCCGTTCGATTCATTCTTATTCTTTCTTATGATATACATTGTTAATAATATTATAGCAATCCATTTTGCGTAGTCTATCACACATAGTGTATAGCACAATACATATTCACTCATGTGTATGACTTGGTGCCGGTCTTATCTATAATAAGTGCTTGCTTACGCGCTATGTATCCTTCACCATTAGGCACAGATATATGCACCCACGAATCATATTCACGAATCAATTGATCGTATTGTATATCGCTTTTAATAATCTTTTTAATTATTTGATCTGGAGTTAATCCATCGATAGTAATATCAGCAGCACATCCCATGCAATGTTGTGAGTTAGGCTTACTTCCTAATAATGCATTGACTGTAATACTACGATAACCGCTATTAATACGAACAGGCTTATCAAATATAGCACGAACGCTCTCAAGTAATTCGGCAAGGCGAGTAAGATTAGCAATAATAAACTTATCAGGGTTGTTATCCAAACCATGTCTTTGAGCAATATCACTAAATGTTAATTCTTTTAAAGTAAAATGTTCTGATAAATTCATTTTTTTAGACCTAAATACATGCGTTCGCCAATAATAAAACTCATGCATGCGCCAGTCATATCTAAAAATATTGAAACAACAGCACTTGGAATGCTAGGTGAATAAACGACTGCAATTGTAGTAATTAAAATGATTGTGATAATAATATAGCGATAAGATGCTCTTAAATCAATAATCCATTTGCTAGGTTCGCCAGTTGGCATATCAAGCGCTGATAATGCTTTTAACTTTTCTGTTTCTGCTTGTATTAATTGTATGCGTTCTTGCATGTTTTGTGGTGTTCCACCTGCGCCACCTGTTAATTTAGCAAATAATCCTCTAACGCCATCAGAAAATGCTGGCACTAATGCTGGTAATATTAAACTTACTAAACTTCCCATGTTAATTTCCTATTTAAAAGTTTTATTAAAACAAATAATCCAATTTGTGCGTATACATTCTTGTGCATCTTCTATTGTAATTCTATTGTTGCATATTTGTCGATGCAATTCATTTTCTAACTTGTCTTTATCATGTGCATTATTGTTTCCACAAAAGCTTTGTGGCCATAAATTATTGGCTGTGTTATCACCGCCCAATTCAAGGCTAATTAAATGATCAACTTCATAACCTTCTTTGCATAATAATTTATTATTGCCATTTAACCCATAATTGCGATATATATCTTTTTTAAGAGATTCAGGCACATTACGCACCAAACTTGTGCTTGTTGTGCATAATTGTTTAATTGAAACATTTCTTGCAGAGCCTGGGGTAATTTTTAAATTTGGCAATTCACTAGCGTATGCTGGAATGGCAAATAATAATAATAATATTTTAAAATTCATCATAATTAAATTTATACATATCACAAATGCGTTTAGCAATTCTATTAAACTTTAGCTCATGTTGATCAAAGTCAGAATGATTGGCTTTATACAATGCAACATGAATGCACTCATGCATCATAGTTTCAAATATTTTATTCCAAGTATCACACATTTTATCTATTTCTATTCTCATTGGCTCTGTATGAAAATAGCCCATCACCTCATTTGTATCTATTACACTGAATGAAATCTTGTGTGGCTGTGGCATTTGCATTTCATTAAATGGTGGCAATGAAGCACATAGTTTATATATTTTGCGTAAGTTTTGCTTGGTTAGCAATTTGGTTGGCATAATCCACATCCGTGTATTCAATTATTCCGTTTGATGAGTAATATAAGTATTTACCTTGATTTTCCTCTTGTGTTTTTAAAGTATGATGTGGTTGGCATAGACTTTGAAATAAATTTATTTTAAATTTATCCTGATCTTGCCTATGTGGAAATACATGGTCAATGTGTTCTGCTTGAACCACGCGCCCTTCTAAAAGGCATGCCGCACATAACGGCTCTTTGCTTAATTGAACTATTCTTTGTTTTTTCCAGTATCCAGTCGAATATAATTTGCTATTTTCTCGGCTTTTATCTGTTATGCCTCCACCATGATCTGCGCAGAAAGTGGATCGGCTTGTCTTATCATTTTTACATCCCAACTCCCTGCACTTTGTGTTGAGAGGCGCTATTGGCATTATTTAAGGAATGTTAATTTATACACTGTTGAATCTAACAAGCTCATTAATTCATCAACTTGATTTTGAATTGAACTATAATCACCCACAACAGCTCTGTTTTTTACTACAAAATCTCTTATTTCATAAACTTCTGTCAGCGCGTCAGATAAAGGCGTAGTGTATTCATTTGGATACACAACAATAGTTTGATAAGCGCCTTGCCATTGTTCGATAATATTATCAACCAAATCAGGAAGTTCTTCGTAGTATTTTTGAAGCGCTTTGTGTTCTGAATAACTTTTGGATTGTAAATGTAATATATGGCCGTTTGTTGCTGCGTGTAATAGTTTTAAAAAGAATTCACCGATAGTCACGCTTGGCGATACTATTTCAGCTTCTTTGATTGAGTAGACTTTTTTCATATTTTTACCTATTCATAAGATATATGGCAATTGCCATAATTATTACACCTAGAAGTAATTCTAACATATTTTGGCCTCCAGTATTGTTAAAGTTTGGTGTAAAAGTTCTGCCTCTGTTCCAAATTTATCTTGAAATGCCCTAGGTCCAGCATGAAAGGCTATGCCATATCCACCATTCCTATGATGATTGGGACAAAGTGGGTAAGCAAGGCTCCAATGGGCCTTTTTTCTTCCCTGTCCTGATCTCATATGATGTATTTCAGGTTCGCTATATCCCCAGCCTTCATTTTTACATACTATGCACCCTAATTGTGCAAGTTTTGCATAATGATTTTTTTCGTCTTTATTCATCTAGTTGTTTTCTAAATTCTTCTATTGAACGACTTTGGACTAATTGAGAATTCTTTAGCTCGTATAATCCTGCTTTGGTTATAAATGTGGTTCCGTCTGATCTAGTTCGAGTTGTGCCTTCAGGATAAAAAATTGCGTTTTTTGCAAATTCTTTTTTGTCTATCCATCCGCATATAGTTAGTTCAACCGTTAATTTGTTTATGCTGCAAAATATGTATCTATCCACATTGTTGTTCGCTTGGAGCGCTATTAAATTGTTTACATAGTGTGGCTGTGGATATGTTTCGCGGCCCATGGTTTTGACATCGTATGTTTTGTTATTGTATCTAAAGTCTATGCCACCGTCAGGGCCTCCAGTTGACTCTATTAATGGCATGCCTAATAAATCCATGACAACCGATTGGCCTACGATTCCTATGTATTGCTCTACTTTACTTCCATCGGCCTTACCTCTTTGACCGAAGTTAGTTGTTTCTAGGATCATCTTACAATGTTCTATTATGTTTTTATCTATTGAGACCGTTATCATCAAATTTGCAGCCTATCTCTGCACCCCATTGTTCTATGTTTTGTTGAAATTCAACCATTTCTTGTATGGTCATTTTTTTTGTGCTTTTAACTACATCTATCTTTTGTCCGTCTATTTCTTTTACTTCTCTTAAAAATTTATATTTCATTAGTTCATGTATCTCTTCAGTTGAATATCCTGTGTGATTTGATAATGTTTTGTATAGGTGGCCAAATAATCTTCTATGTTGTTCTTCAGACCTTGTGTTTTCTCTAATAATAATTGTTGGATATTTGCCTTGGCTTAAAAAATCTTTTAATTTCTCAATTAGGATTGGCAGATTTTGTGGCGATAAATGAAATGGCTGCATCTTTTGCTTCCTTTGCTGAATTAAATATTTGTATTAATTTTGCGTTATGCCACATGGCAAATCTTTCACTATCAGGTAGTTTGTATCTTGATATGTATATTTCATTAGATTCTATGCAGTAATTACTTATCTTTTTCCATCTTATAGTTGTCATTTTTGTCTTATCGCCTCTTTTGCAAATTTAAGTGATATGGCTGGATATTTTTTAGGATTGGCTATTATTGTATGCGCCCATTCTCTCATGCCTTTTAATTTCTTTTCTTTTGGTGTGTGTTCAGCCACAAATGCCACTACATTGGCTGCATGCATTCTATTCTGATCTATGTTTAGTTTTGGTGCCTGAAGTGCTGCCTGGAATTCTATCTTGGGCCTTACTAGGTTTAGTATATCAAAGACTGTCGGTGCGTGTTTTGAGGAGTCTACCCATTGATCAAATGCTTTTGTTACTATTTGGAAATCGTATCTTTCTAGTTTGGCCCACCACACTCTCAAAGTATCTTGATCGCATTGTGGCTTTTGGTATATAGACATGACTGTATTCATCATTGCCTTAAATCCTTTCTTATCTTGTTCTATCATTTTTAATCCTAAAATGGAGGTTCGTCTGTTATTAAATCAAATACATTTTCTTTTGGTGGTTTTGGCAATGATTTTATTGTGTGACTTGGCCTATTAATAATATACATTTCAGCTTCATGTTTTGTTCTGAAGCGTTTATGTGGCTCGCCAAAGTCATCAAATACAATATATCTAAATAATACTTCCATGATAATACTCATCGGATAAATGCCAATTCTAACACTAAATCAACTCCAATCACTAATCCTAAAATTCCACAGAACATTAAAGTTTTTATTGCAAATTTTAAAATCTTTTCAATCATTGAAATATTCCCACAAGTAGAATAAGACCAACGATACCACCAAGAAAATAATAATCCACATAATAAAACCAACAATTTTACAAACCAACCACAAATTTGCTAGAGTCATATTTTTTAATCCCTTCAATTTTTTTAACATTTCCAGCTACCATTTCAGTAATTGTTAAATTATGCTTTTTTGTTTTTAAATCATTTAGCCAAGATAATTCAGGTTCAGTCCATGACATAATCTTCCAAACTACATTTCCTTGATAGTCTGTTTCTTCTAATAAATAACCTATAATTTTCTGATCACTCATGTTTACTCCTATAAGTTCCTACCTCTACTAATTCAACCGATTTTACTTTCCATGTTTTTCTATCAAATACTACTCTAATATTTGGCCTAAAGTTAGTTTTTCTGTGTTGAGAGTTTGTTATATTAAAATATGCTGTGCCATCTTCTCGAAGACCTGTGTAATATTCTTTCACAATGTCCTCGAGCGGCATGGCTTTTTCTTTCATAACTGCTACTACATCAATTTCGCCAGTTACTTGTTTTGTCCATAATGCTATGTTGTTCATATCTTATCCTTTTCTTATCAATAAAAAATATGATTTCCTAGCGCAAATTTGACTGGTTTGTCTTTAGACCATATAGGTTTAATTTTACGCGTATGAAACCATTTTGCTCCACGAGTTGGATCATCGATCCTACCTTGTAGAATGGCTTGTGCAATTGGCATTAAATACTTTACCTCATGCTCTTTTGGTATTCCGTATTTAGATACGAATTCGTATTGTGAGTTTTGTGTCATGATCTTACATATGTCTTTAGGATAATGTGGATCGGCTTTTCTATTTACGGCTGTATATGCCACGGCCACTTGACCAACCTGTGGCTCGCCTCTTGCTTCTCCAAACATAATCATACTTAAACACATAATTTCATTTAACATCTCGTCTCCTAGAATGTTATCTGTTCAGGCCTTTCATCTTTCCAGCGATGCTGGTTAATCCATGTTGCCGGATTAGGTATGAATTGCCCACCGTTTTTATACCATTGGTCTGTTTCTTTCTGCCATTCCAATGCTATTAATACTTCTTCTATATTTGGTTTTGTCTTATCCCAGGCTTTTAATGCTGCCTGCTTACCAACCCTTCGTGGATATGCCTGCCAAAATCTTTCAAAATCGTCATATATACTTATATTGGTTAATGGTTTATGGTTAATGGTTAATGGTTTATGGTTAGCATTGCGTTCGCTATGCGTTGGCATTGCATTCGCATTGCGTTCGCATTGCCATCTTACTTTTGCTGATTTACTAGCGACTTCACTTTTACTATGAAAAGTTTGTAT